CGCAGTGGCAGTTGTTGGTTACAATGATAACTTAAACGGTGGCCGTTTGATTTGCCGCAACAGCTGGGGTGTTAGTTGGGGCGATCACGGCTATTTCTATATGCCTTATGCTGTTACAAATAATGCTAGTATGAGCAGTGACTTTTGGATCATTACTTCAGTAACTAATCCTTAATGTGTCATAAGTAAAACTATGAACATTATACTAATTACCTTACTATTCACACATTTAACCATTGTTAGTGTTACACTTTATCTACATCGTAGTCAAGCACACAGAGGCGTAGAATTCCATCCGGCGTTGAACCATTTTTTCCGTTGCTGGTTATGGTTAACAACTGGTATGACCACTAAAGCCTGGGTTGCTGTACATCGCAAGCACCATCAAACAACTGATGTAGAAGGCGATCCTCATAGTCCGCACATATTTGGAATATGGAGACTAATATTTGGCGGATGGAGTTTATATCACGAAGCAACTAAAGATCCTAATTTTGTCATCAAGTACGGTGTAGGTACTCCTAAAGATCGAGCAGAAATTTTCTACACTAGATATCACCGCTATGGTATTCTCTTAATGTTAGTCATAGACTTGTTATTATTTGGACTATGGGGGTTTCTAGTGTGGGGAGTACAGATGATTTGGATTCCATTCTGGGCTGCTGGATTTATTAACGGCATCGGGCACTGGTGGGGATATCGTAACGGTGACACCAACGACTACAGCCGCAATGTAAGCCCTGTGGGGATCCTAATAGGTGGCGAAGAACTGCACAATAATCATCATTTAGATCCGGCTAGTCCTAAATTTAGTCGTAAACCTTGGGAATTTGATATCGGTTGGTTTTATATACGTATATTAAGCATCGTAGGTTTAGCAAAGATTAAAACCAGCTAAATATATTAAAGAGAGCGATTATGACAAAGCAGACTATTAATTTTGGTCAATATGCAAACGACGGTACAGGAGACGATCTTCGTACGGCGTTCAGCAAAGTACAAGCTAATTTTGACGAGCTATACGGTTCTGTCAATGTTAGCAACGGACAGAACTTAGTTGCAGATGGCAACAATGCCGCTGGTATCTTTGCACAAAGAAATAATCTCAACTTAGAATTTAAAACATTAACTAGTATTGATAACACAGTTACTATTGTGCCAGGTAGCACTACAGTCGATTTAAGAGCTAATACTAGTCTGCACACTGATTCAAATCCTACGCTAGGCGGAAATTTAAATCAAAATAATTTTACCATCGGTGGAGGCAACATTACTTCTACTGTTAACGGATACAATGTAAGTATACTTAACGCACTAGTAGAATTGTTAATCCAATCAAATGCGTTTAGCATAGAATTAGGATCCATTCTAGTGCCATCCGGAACTAGTGTAGCTAATCCATTTGGCTACGACCTTGATATGGGGACGATTAACGGTCCACAAATTTCTAATTTATTAGATTTTGGATCAATCTAATTGATCAAATCACTATGTCATTAAACGTATGGACACAATCATCAGGATACAGTTTAGGTAGTTTCGAAGAAGGAATTACTCTAAGTCCTCCAACAGGTCTAGCATTACCAGTAGCCAACGATAGCGGTGTAACTTATAAATTAATATCTGGCAGTTTGCCAAGTGGTTTAGCCATTCGTGGTAATCATATTACTGGTACACCTTTTCTAGTAACAAATAATCTTAAATTTACATTCTGCATAAGAGCTAGTCGCACAGTTAATCACATAACTGAAATTGCTGATAGAACATTTACTATGAATGTTTATACTACGGCAAGACCGGAGTTCATTACAGATGCTGGAGATTTGCCAATAGGCCTAGGCGGTCAACTATATGTGTTGGACAGCACGTATGTAAAATATCAACTGGAAGCATACGATTATAATACTACTACTGGTCAGCCTTTAACTTATTTTATTGCAGACGGTGACGGAGCATTGCCTCCTGGACTAACAATGTCCTCAACTGGTTTGATACAAGGGTTTATTGAACCACGTTTAATCATCAGCAAGTCTGACGGACTTGGAACATTTGACGAAAGTTTGTTTGACGTAGTTGCGTTTGACTTTGGTAAAACTCCTACCGATGGTTACGATAGTTATGTGTACGATGGAGTGTTTTACGATTTCAATACTCCAACCAGTCAGCCGCAAAGTTTAAGTGCCAACTATCAATTTAAGGTTACACTAAGCGATGGTGTTAATCTTACTCAAAGAATCTTTAGAATATTTGTTGTAGGTACAGATGACTTCCACGCTGACTCAACTACACTAGATGGACTAGCCGGTGAGTTCAGTGCCGATGCTAGCTTTGTACGTTCACCTGTTTGGATTACAGATAGCAACTTAGGTGTATTTAGATCTAATAATTATATCACAGTACCAATGGCATTGTATGACTCTAGCGATGTAGAGTTTGCTATTGTAGATGCAAGTCAATTACCGCCAGGATTGCAATTTGATGCTAACACTGGAGATTTGTTTGGAGTTGTTCCGTACCAACCAAGTGTTACTAAGAGTTATTCTTTTACAATTACAGCAACAAGATTAGATGGAAACGATAGTGTAACAGCTTCTAAAACATTTACAATGTTGATACTAGGTTCTATCAACAGCGAAATTACTTGGAACACACCTAGTAACTTAGGAACAATCCCAGCAAACTATATTACTACCTTAGCTGTTAATGCTAGTTCAAACTTGGCTAACGATGTTGTTGTGTATGAATTAACTTCTGGCAAGTTGCCTATTGGACTTACACTAAATCCAGACGGTGAAATTATTGGAACTCCTAATCAGTTTTATGATGCCGCTACTGGACAATTAGGACTAACTACGTTCGACGGTGGCACCACAACTTTCGACCACGCAACAACTACGTTTGAAAGAAAGTATACCTTTAGTATCACAGCATCAAACCAGTTTGGATATAGTGCTGTAACTAGAACATTCACAGTAACAATCAGCGAACCTAATACTACAACATACAGCAACATTGTAACTAAACCAATGCTAGTACCTAGTCAGCGTTTGCTATGGCACGATTTTATCAACAACACTAGTATCTTCACACCTGGTAGCATTTATAGACCTAACGATACAAACTTTGGTCTACAATCTGGATTAACAATGTTAGTATATGCTGGCATTCAAACAGAAGTTGCAGCTGCGTATGTAGGCGCAATGGGTCTAAATAATAAGAAGAAGCGTTTCCAGTTTGGTAGTGTTATGAAAGCTGTGGCAAATGATCCGACAACACAGGCCGAAGTGTATGAAGTTATCTATGTTCAAATGCTAGATCCGTTAGAACCTAATGGCGTACACTTGCCAGAAATGATTAAATCCAACACTAGATATAAAGATACTATAACTATTGATCAGACTATTGGTGTTGATAGCACAGGGTATGAAGTAAGTAGCCCTAATACCAATGAGTATTTTCCTAACAGTATTTCCAATTGGAGATACCGTTTAGCACAGGTTGGATTAAGCGAACGTAACTATTTGCCCTTATGGATGCGTAGTATAGGATCTGGGCAAAAAGAACAATTAGGTTACACTCTGGCTGTTCCGTTGTGTTTTTGCAAACCTGGCACAGCAGACACCATTATTACCGCTATTAAATTAAGCGGGTTTGATTTCAAAGCATTAGATTATACAGTAGATAGATATACAATAAACGCTGTACTAAATTCACAAGGTGACGTGGTTTACGGCGATAAATATCTAGTATTCAAAAACGATAGGATAACAGTATGAGCAACATAATTTTTTCAACAATTACAACAAATTACCCAGTTCCTGGGCAAGATAATGATACCCAAGGTTTCCGTGATAATTTCCAAGCTATCTATACTGCGCTATCAAACGCACACGATGAGCTTGCAGATTTGCAGGCTAAGGCGTTGTTGAAAGCTCAATTAACTGTTAACGATAGTTTAGATAACAATCTAGCTAACAATGTTGTTAGTAATGCACTATTAAAAAGTTATAGTAGCGTACTGTTTCCACAAAATGCTCCAGGTTCAACTGTAATTGCAAATTTTACAGATGCTAATACACAAAAAATTAATATCACACAAAGCGGTACTAGCGTTCAAATTACAGGTTGGCCTGTAAACAATACACCAACTGGTGCTACTTATTCTAGTACACTACGTTTGATGTTAATTCCTACTTCCAATAATTTAACTGTAACTATTCAAAACACAGGCGGAACTGTTAAAGTTTCTGCTAGTGATGTAGGAACGCTAGTTCCTGCTCAGAATAACAGCTATGCTACTATTAGCCTAGCAACAGCTAATACAGCCTATGTTATCGAAGCTTGGAACTTGGGCGATACTGTAGCCTATTTAAAATTGGCAGGCACATACTAATGCACCCATTAGCCGGCGATATGTCACAGTTCAAAGATAACGAACTGGAAGAAAAGATAAACTCACTTACACGTAAGTATTTTATGACTTATAATATGGAAGTTCGCCAGCAAATGAGTATGCTATTAGAAACATATAAAACAGAATTGAGCAAACGTCGTCAACTTGCATTGGATAAATTAATGCAAAAGAGCGAAAAGAACCTTGACAAATTAGTTAAAGTCAACTAAAATATAGGCTATGCGCCTAGATCAATTCGGTAATCCTATTTTTAATTCAGTAGATATATTTCGAGCCCTCTATCAGGGTAAACTTACTACTATCAAAGACATCACTGTAGACTACAATGAAGAAATTGAACAGTTGGAGCAAACGGCTGGATTTACATTCCAACGATTCAACGAGCAATTAGATTCAATTGATATTGCAGATTTTGATTCTGCACTACAAAGCGATTGGTTTATGCCACCAGAATACAGAGAGTTCGATGTAGAAGAATGGTGTTTACAACGCTGTACTACAGATGAGCAAAGAAACAGGGTTATGGATGAAATGGACGCATTTGAAACCCGTGGAATGATTCCATTATTACAATGGACTAAGCATTTTGTAGATACTTGTAATGCTAATGGTATTGTTTGGGGTGTAGGGCGTGGCTCAAGTGTAGCTAGTTTTGTACTATACTTATTGGGCGTACATCAAATAGATTCAGTCAAATATAATTTAGACTGGCAGGAATTCCTGAGATAAGTAATACTATAATCCTAGGAGATTAAGATGGCACAAAAAGAACAACAAAGACAAGTATATCGTACTGCCAAGGGCAGAGAAATCGATATGACTAAATTAATCAGTCAAAACGAATTAACGCTGGCTGTAGGAAATATGAGTGTAAACGCACGTGGGGATAAAATTGGTCCTGGTGGTCAAATTATTGCCAAACGTGAACAACTACATCCTGCAAGCACAGTTATTCCAGAAACTATCAACAAGCCAGTAGCACAACCAGCTACACCGGTAGTTGAAACTAAAACGGTTGAGGTTCCAGCTAAACCATTAACTCCGGCTCAAAAAGCCAAGTTAATTAAAGATATGGATCCGGAAGGAAACGAATGAACGTAGTAACAGGAAAAATTATTCCAATTCGTGACAATATCCTTGTCACCGATATGAATTTTGAAGAACGCAAAACCGCTAGCGGTATTGTGCTACCAAGCGATGATGGTAAAAGTGAAGGCATTCGCCATCGATGGTGCCGAGTCTGGGCTATTGGTCCAGAACAAGAAGATGTCAAAGTCGGTGAATGGATTTTACTAGAGCACGGCCGTTGGACCCGTGGCGTTACTGTCGTAGATGAAAACGGTGATGAAATCGTTATTCGTCGAGCAGATATAAAAGCCATTTTAATGGTAACTGACGAAGATCCAGGCGACAATACGTTTGGTGTACACAGTAAAGTAGAACACGCAAATTTTGATCCTTCTTCATTTGCTAGACCAAGTTTCGAACAATAAAATTACAGTTCGAGCAACAGGGCTATTGACTAGCCCTGTTTTCACCTGTATACTACATAAAAGGAGAATCTTATGAGCACACACGAAGAAGCTGTAGCAGATATTAAGAAAGCAAAAAGCGTACTGGAAGCAACACCAACCAGTAAAAAGTTTTTTACACATACTAGTGTTAGTATGATAAAGAGTGGATTTAGAATTGCCGCAGGACTAGCACTTGCTGGTGGTGGTTGGTTAGAAATGAATCCATACATTCAAGGTGCTGGTCTTATATTAGTACTAGCAGAAATTTTAGGTATTGCCGAGGAATTAGTATGAAAGAACTTTGGGTAGAGAAATATCGTCCTAACACTATTGATGGCTATGTTTTTAGAGATAGCCATCAAAAGGAGCAAGTACAAAGCTGGATTAAACAAAAATCAATCCCACACTTATTGTTTAGCGGAAACGCTGGCATTGGTAAAACAACTCTAGCCAAAATCTTGTTTAATGAATTAGATGTAAATGATCTCGACGTACTAGAAATTAACGCAAGTCGTACAAACAGCGTTGATGACGTTAGAGATAAGATTATTAACTTTGTCCAAATGATTCCGTTTGGAGATTTTAAGGTAGTACTATTAGATGAAGCTGATT